CCATGCTGTTTTGTTTAGCCTGTAGATCCTCCCGAACATTGTCTCAGGGCCGAATGCTGCTTCGTACTGAGAGAACGTGATAACCTGATCAGCAACCACCTTCACTGGAGGGTTGCTGTACAGCGTTCCCGTGGGCAATACGCAAGGTTTAGGGGCTGTTACTGTACCATCCTCCGTCCATGCAGTAACCTCGTTCTGCTGTGCTTCATAGTGATGATCGGAGGAATTTCGTCTACTGCTATAGGAGGCGTTTGACCAGCATTCTTCCCTGTCGTATCAGTAAACGTGCAACTTACAGAAAACTCAAGACCATTGGCTGAGTTCCTGGTGACGCTTAACGCAGTGCATCGCCACCAGTAATGAACCTCGTTCTCTGGAGTGATGTAGACGCTGTCTCCTACCTTTGGAAGTGTGTTGTCGAACGTAGGTGTCGATGGTGTCATTGAAGGTGCGTTGCGTACCATGTCCTCGTCCACCGAAGCAGGCCCAAATCCAACTTGAGGGGCAGGGGTTAGGTCGTCATACGCATGCACCCTGTATGTGACCTGAATAGTTTTGTTGACAACCTCCTGTCCGTTTTTATTAGCAAGAGTGTATGTTGCGTTGCCTGTTTTCTTGCGGCAAATTTCGTATACGATAGCCATTAGTTAACAACCTCCAACTTAGACAACATGTCTGTGTGATTAAGCTCAAGCATTTCGAGCATTTTTGAGATCAAAGTGTTTCTCTCTTCATCCGACGATTCCCTTTTTTTGTTCGCCTGCTCTTCTATTCTCTTCGCTTCAATCTCGCCCCGTCTTTGCTGTACAAACTTGTAGTCAGTTCCTGCAGCAGTAAAGTCACCACTCGGACCTCCTGCTTTTCTTGCTAACTCAGCAAGCGTCTGGGCATCCTTGAATTCCTTTTTGGCAGATTCTTCTTTTTTCTTTCGGATGTCTGCAATGGTTTTCTTGCCTAGCTTGTAGAGTCTATTCTCATGCTCTATCTCTCTCTTTCTTCTATCTTTCAGTTCTTGCTGCTGGTCTTGTTTCTTTTTTATTTGTTCAACAAGATCTAGGTTTTCTTTTGCTTGTTTGATTCCACGCTCACCTCCATGCTTCATAGCTTCGTTAAGCTTACCCCTCGCGACCAATATGCTGTCTTCTATTTCCTTGTAGTTGTTCAGTTCTCTTGTGAGTTTCAAGAGTTTTGCGTCTTCATCAGCAAGAAGTTCAATGCGTTTTTCAATCAACTTCTGTATGTCTTCATTAAATCCCGATAGCTTCTGTTGTTCTAAAATTTGCTCTTTCGTGATTTTGTTTTCGTTAGGTTTTTCTCCATAAATTTGGCCGAGGATTGCTTTGTTGATATTTTCAAAAGGATCGGTGTGCTGATCCCAGACCTGGCCCGTAAGCAAATTTTTAACGTCTTCAGCAGCAAGAACAGTAAATTCCCCAGCTTTTTTCATTGCGTTGATTTTAAAATCTACTACCCTCTTCGCGTGTAATGCTGCTGCATTAGCGAGTTTCAACGCATCAACCACAACCTCTTGAACTGGCCCTCCTCCCTCGGCCCAAAACTCGTTTAGTATGCCTTTAAGCTTTGCATACTGAGCAGAAACTGTATCCATCGCTGCCTCTAACCTTCCAGCAAATCTCTCTGCCGCATGCGACATGGAGTCGGAAACCATATCTGCACTGATCATCCCAAGTTCCATCTGCTTTCTCAGTTTTCCATAGCTCACGCCAGTCATGTCAGCCATTTCACGCAGAGGGTTGAAACCTTGGTTGGTGAACTGACGCAACTCTTGTCCCTGCAGTTTTCCTGCAGCAACGACATCTCCAAAAGCTTTCGTGAGAAGACGCATCCGTTCAACATCCCCTCCAGCAATCGTTCCTAGCCTTGTCAGGTCGTCTTCGATAAAACGGGAAGCTCGCCCAAATGCAAGTAACTGCCTTGCACCTTCAGCTAACTGAGCAGTAGTAAGAGGCGTTTGCCTAGCTAGTGCTTGGAAGCGAGAGACAAGGTTTTTTGCAGCAGCGTCACTATTTCCAAGAAGAACAGAAAGGTCTAGCGTTACCTTCCTTAGCTTGTCTGCCTCGGCTACTGCTTTTTTCATAGCCAAACCTAACGCAATGAAACCAGCTACCGGAACTGCCATCTTTGCCCCAAGCATCGCACCACCGCGAACAGCCCCAATGGTTGCCCCTGAAGCTCCCATCGCTCCAGCAAGGTTACCAGCAACCCCCGCTGCCATACCTGGGGAAAAGCTTCCCATGGTCCGCATGCGTTCACGCATGTTGAGCATCACAAGTCTATGACCTTTTGCGTTTGCTCTTTGGATCTGCAATTGCCTAGCTATGACTTCACGATGGTCTGCCGAACTGCGATGCCTGCGTTTAATAGAACGGTCTGTCTCATGCTTTGCAGCAAGTTGAGCGTTCTTTTGCTCTTGGTCTTTTATTGCATTGTTTTTTGCTAGTTGCTTTCCTTCTTCCTGCAAAAGTTTGAGGTGCGTCTTTTCAAACTTGTTGTGAGCAACCTTCTTGTACCCTGCCTTGTCAAGATCCTTGTTCAGTTCCTTGAGGATCGTAAGACCCTGATCCTGAGTGATGCTGCCATCTGCTCGCAGTTTCTGAAGGTTCTTGATCCCTGCCTGATATCTTTCGACATCTGTGGTCGCACCCTTCATGGAATCTCGGAAGGTCTTGAGAGCAGACCGAGAGTCCATTGCACCTTTCTTCAGCGAGGATGTATTAAGAATAACATCGTATCGCAGAGCACCGACTCGTTCAGCAGTCATCGCACCATTCCTAGCAGTTGATCTCGGGCGGTTTCCATGTCAAGTTCTTCCCCCGAAGTGGCAGACTCTTCCATTTTCTGGACTGCCAAGTGATACGCGATCCAACTGTCAACGACTGCTGGATCTACGTTATTCATCCAAGTCACCGGATCATCAATACTTAAGTCAGAGCATATTTTAAAGACCCACTGAAGTCGGTGGTTCTTCTGAAACTCTGTCTCTAGCTTTGCGATCCGGCTTCCTCGTTTTTTTCCTTGCTGTCCACCCACTCTTGAATTGCAGCATGCAATGCATCGAGTTTCATGGAATCGAGGCTAGAAACAGCCTCTAAGTCAGCATCGGAGAAAACAAGCTTCCCGTCTTTATCGCAAACACAATCAATGATCGTGTATACGCGATGACGCTCTAGGTAAGAGTCTTTTGCGTTGCCCTTAGCATCGAACATCTGCGCCGCCCTACGGCAACGCTTCAGTTCGCTAGGAAGCTTCACAAAAACATCTTCACCGAAAAACTTTTTTGCAAGCTTCTGAGGCTTGTCAATCGCTGCCTTCTCCAGCAGTTTCTTCTTCGTCAAACTCATAGAACTCTTCTCCCTGTTCTTTGTTTAGTAACTCATCAGGAATACTTGGAACCTCGCGTGAGTCCAAGGAACTCACGTTTAGGATCTTAGCAACCTCTTCAACGACCTGTTGCTTTTTCAAAGGATCGAGGATCTTTGTAAAAGCAACAGTTTTCGTATGCCTGTAGTGAATGACTCCCACAACCTCTTGGTCGCAGACGACCAGATATCTGTGGCAGTCTTGTTCACGCCCAGTGGCAAGGTTCTTGCCGCTTAAATTTTTAAGTTGAATTTCCACCGCTTTCTCCCGTAACGATTAAGGTCAACTACTAACAAGTCACAATCGGAGTTTCGATTGTCAAGTTTGGACCGGATGCTCCGTCCATTTGAATAGAAATAGTCAATTCCATCAAAGTGGATGTTTCCAAAGATGGCAGGCCCAAAGATGACACAAATCCCGATGCAGTAAAGATTGCTGCCTGCGAAGTCGTTGAACGACTTTCAGGTAGACTGATTGTTACATCAACAATCGACCCAGACGAAAACAGATTGAATGATGTTGCAGCACCTTTACCAAATTCTTCTTTTCCAGCATCAAAGATAAACGTCACTTCAAGAACACCTGGGTCAGCAACGTCTGCTGGAATACGTTGCATGAATCCAACTGAGTCAAGGCAAGTTGTATCAATGCCTTCCATCGAAAGTTCTGGAAGTTGAATCGTGCGAGGACATCCTGCACAAATAAGCCCGTCATCGCCGGACAGAACAATCGTTGATCCTTGCCCAGTGTCACCTAAATAAGTCATGATCCAAAATCCTTCTAAGTAAATGAGAAGCAGACATTAAAGTCTTGCATTGTTCGATAAATATGTAGATCGCTTCCATCAATAGGCTTGAATGCGTCAGTCGATGGTCCGCTACTCTGACCAATAGACCTAACAGCCAAGTCCTGTGCGTACCCCCTCGGGAACGACTTAAAAGACGACCGACATGCTTTCCATGTGTTCTGCGACTCTCCCTGCTTGTAACTCCAAGCCTCCAACTGAATGCGAGACTCAAAGAAATCAACCATGTTGCATTCTACAGCATCGTAGGCATTGCTGCTAATTTGAGTGATTACAACATATTCCCCCGTGACATCCTGCGGAGGGTTTGTGCAAAAAACATTGCTACCAACCAACGCTGCAACATCAACATCTGTAAGAAGCTGGTTACGCAGATATTCAAGGAGCATCATTTATCAATCTCCGGCACATCCACGGGTTTACCAAGCCTCTTTGCCCACTGCTTCGCAATCTGCACAACCTTCTTCTGCTGCTTGGACATGGTTGTGTCAGCAGCAGTCCTGAAGAACGGTCTTGGAGGAAGTCGCATGGCAACCTTTCCGTTGCCACCCTTTCTGTCTTTGTTGATGCCGCCCCAGAGGATGATCACAGCACCGTACTCAAGCAAATGAGCATGAGGTGCTACTTGGTGCGATGGACCCGCAGTGCTACCCACAACGCCATCCCTTCGACGACCCTTCCAGTTGCGAGCGATGATAGCGTCTGCAAGTGTCCTCCTCGGCCCCCATCGCTTTGACTGAGCCTTTTTGCCAAGCTTGTCGAACGTCCCAGTGCTCCGCGACCTACCAATAGGTTGCCCTTGCGGACTTACAGAACCCTCTGCGTCCAGAGATCGCTCGCCAGTCATCATGACCTGCTTCTTCGCCTCTG